CAGATAATGATAACCATACAGTCTATTTGCTGTGGTCAACCCATCAATGGTTAGATCTCTGCGGAATTTAATAAAGGCCCATGGACTTGAACTAGTACCATTTCTTGGTCTTATGATTATACGTCTAAATTCATCGCCGACGATAGAACAGTTTTGCGGAAGTTTAAGAGGATAATTTTCTTCATAGATACCACTTTCTACCAAGATACTGATATGAATGTTTTTAGTAACATCTCCGTAGGATATTACTTCCGGTGGACTAGTTCGGAAGGCACCGTATTTGATATCAACATCAAATAGTTCATTACCTGAACTGTCTAAAGATCCGTCATGCCCTAGAATCTGAGCCAATGCTCCTGACGTTTCTCCGAATAAGAATAATCCTTCTCTGATATCTCTACCGCGAATAGCTTCTGGGGTACTGGTCAATACATCCCCAGTAAAATCAGTTCTGAATCCATCTGTTCTAATAGCGAATCTTGGAAGGTCCACAGTCAGTGTTGGAATACTAGTGAAGCCGCTACCTTGATCTGTAATAGTGATACCAGTTACAATTCCACCCGAAACAAAAGCCGTACCAAATGCACCAGCTCCACCACCGCCGGTAATTCTCACAGAAACTAAACTGTAACCACTACCACCGCTGGTAATTGAAACAGAATTTACTTTATAGGTTAGATTAAATGTAGCATCGGTACCGATAGCTCCGATCGCTACAGGAGCAGCCGATGTTGTAATAGTTGTGGCAACACCCACAGCACCCGGTAACACAGAATATGCACCTGTGGATTTAATTCTATAGGTAGAGATAGCACCAGGAGTTGTTACAGTAGTTAACACTTCGATGGTAGCGGCGCCACCACCTGGTGCAATAGTTCCACCACTAATCGTTAATATATCTCCCGGAAAATAGTTGGAACCAACACCTAAAAGAGTTGCGGTATCTATGCTCATTCTTACCGTGCCACTGAATCCCACACCCGATGACGGCGATGTAGTAATACTAGTCAGCGTACATTCGCCAGCGCGATTGTTAAATGTTAGTACCTTTTTGTAAGGACCAATCTCTTGACGTGCTTCTAGAACTAATTCTTCTGCTCGTCGACATGCTGCTTCGATAGTTCTATAAGCATAAGCTAATGCACGGCCTTGAAACTCTCTTGCTAATCCAGGTCTTTCATCTTGACCGCTGAGAGCCACAAATAAATTACTCACACTACCAAATGATGCGTTATCGACATACGATTTCGTAGCAGCTATCAATCCGTCATATAAAATATCATCATCGGGTTCTGGTGATCTTGATAATATCAAAGGACCAGTCATAGTACCAAAGCTGGTAGTGGCTAAATTAGTAGCCGGATCAATGGCATTAACGCCAGCCTTAGATATTTTGGTATCAGCATAGGTTTTGTTTACAGCTTCGCTGGCAGTAATTGGAGTAGTAAGATCTTTGATTCTATATTGATTACCGCCGGAAAGAGCACTTAGGTCTCCTCCTAATCTCGGACTTGGATCTCCAACAACTTCTGCAAATTCGGAAATAACTCGTATTTCCGAATTATTAGTGGTAAAGTCCAGTGCGATACCAGTACCTGCTACTAGACGTTTAAATGCGATTCCGGATTCTGTGTTGTTGATTGTTAATAAGGGCGTATTGCCAGTTGCATCGTTTAGACCAACATATGAACTAGGAGTATCGTCTAACCCAATAAAGGTTAATTTTTCACCAAGTCCTAGTGAACTATAGAGTTCTCTGAAGTTATCGTTGACCTTTCGGAACGAATCACGTATACTATCACCGGTACCGTCATTGCCAACTGTACCTACATCAATTACTTTTCTCGCCATGGCTGATCCTAAGAATAAAACTTTCTCTAATATTTAGCCCAAAATTTTAAAAGCCTAATGTAAATACTTAATGTTTCTTAAGACTAAAACACAACGTACCATACATTCTAGAACCAGCAAACTAGGTTTAACGCACACTTATGAACGTATAAAAACCATAGCTGAGTTTCGTTGCGACAACTGTGATGCAGAATTTGAAAGAGACATAAGAAAAGTTAATCGTAAGCGATTAAGCAACAATTACTTTCATGTTTGTTCTAAATGTGATGCCAAAAGATTTGCTCAACGCAAGGGAGTGGAGCAGAAGAAAATTTGGGATTTACCTGCTAGTACTACGCTACCTGTGGGAAAATATTAAACTGTAAAGCTCTCGCCGCAACCACAGCGAGCTTTTTCATTGGGATTTTTGAAATCAAATCCTTCGTTGAGTCCGTTGCGAACCCAATCCATTTCAATACCATCTACATAAACTAGACTTTTAGGATCCACAAAAACATGTATGCTGCGGCTGACAAAACTCATATCTTCCGGCTGTGGTACATCTACATATTCTATAACATAAGAAAGTCCTGAGCATCCGGTAGTTTTAACAGCTACACGGATGCCTAGTCCTTTTCCCCTACGCTCTAGCTGGGTTTTAACTTTTTCTGCGGCTAGTTCAGTTAACGAGATCATGCTTGGTTTGATAGTCTTTTATCGCTGCTTTAATCGCATCTTCTGCAAGAATCGAGCAGTGGATTTTAACGGGCGGTAACGCCAATTCAGTAGCGATATCTGCGTTCTTGATAGTACCTGCCTGGTCAAGTGTCTTGCCCTTGAGCCATTCTGTACAGAGACTAGAGCTAGCAATAGCACTGCCGCAACCATAGGTCTTAAACTTCGCATCTTCTATAATGCCTTCTTCGTTGACTTTGATCTGCAATTTCATGACATCGCCACAGGCAGGAGCACCAACCATACCGGTACCTACAGTGGGATCGTCTTTGGCAAATGAACCCACATTACGAGGATTCTCATAATGATCGATTACTTTGTCTGAGTAAGCCATAAGTTATTTCTTAAAAAATCCTAATACTTTTGCTTGGATGCTTTTAGCAAATTCAGGTTGTGGAAAATTCCAGCCCACAAATGCTCCTAGTGCTAACCAAAATAATGTTTCTAACATTTTTATTCTCCTTGTAGTCTAATGTTAACAACGTCCCAATCAACGATACGCCAAATGTTGTTAAGATATTTGGCTTTGTCCTGTTGATAATCAAGGGCCCATGCATGCTCCCACCAATCGATCAACAGTGCAATTCGCATATTCTTTTTATATTCGTGATTGCGAATAGTTCGGATTTCGCCCGACTTATCCATATATATCCAACCGCTGCCTTGTATTGACATAGCAGTTTTTTCAAACTCTGCTTTGAATTTATCAAAACTACCGTATTTGGAATCTATGAGATCTAGACTGAGTTCTTGCGGTTTGTTGGCAGCTCTAGGGGGAGTAAGATTTGAAAACCAAATGTTATGCAGCATGGCTCCACCGTAGTTGAAATCTGCGTCACCCTCTCCTGCATTATAGCGATCAAAATACTTGCTGGCCAATCCATCGAAATGATATTTAATAGTGGCTTCGCTCATAACAGGATCCAAAGCATCCTTGGGAAATTTCAGCTTGTCTTGCCGAATTTCTCGATTGTCTTTGGTTTCTGTTAAACTTCTAATAAAATGTAGCGCCATGTTAATATTTATAGTAAATAAAGCACAGGAGAAAATATCATGTTAGAATTTTTCAAAAAACTTTTTGGACGTGCAGATGTCAACAAAGACGGTAAAGTAGATGCTGCTGATGTCAAAGTTGTAGTTGAAGCAGCCAAGGAAGAAGTTAAAGTGGTTGCTGAAAAAACTAAAACTGCCGCAAAGAAAGTAGTATCCAAAGCCAAATCTGCTACAAAATCCAAATCAAAGCCCAAGGCGTAATGCCTGTTGATATAGTGCAAAACTAGCAAGATTCTTTGCTTTGCTTTCGCACATGATATCTGAATGTTGTCTAAAACTCAGTGCCCATTCATTGACTGCTGTGTTCCAGTAGAATTCTGAATGTGCTCTGAGTTTTGCTTTCTTGTGTCCGCTTTCTATTAGCGTATCAAGGGAGGGAAAGGTGTCGGTGGCATGGTTAACAAGATAGTCTTCCCGTGATACACTATAATGTATGACAGGACGCACACCACGCCAACTATCACCAATCCTTTTAACACGGTCATCATTTGCTTCAATATATTCTCCAGTTTTAACCCAATGGTGATGTATGTCAAGAACTAGGGCACAGTCATTGACCAATTCTAGACTGGAGTCAATACCCCAAGTCATTTCATCGTTTTCGATTGTAAGTGTATTTCGAGCTTCGGGAGTCATACGACTCAGTGCTGCACGAACACCTGCGGGACCTTGGCGGCCTGCGATATGCACATTGATCTTGTAGTCTTGAAATGTTTTGCCATAGCCCATCCATCGAGCCATGTCTACGTGATATTCAAATTCTTCTATTGATCGTTCTACAATGTCAGGGTTATCAGACGCCAACACGCAAAACTGCCCAGGGTGAAAGCTAAGCCTAACATTATTCTTCCTAGCCAAATCACCGACTCGGGCAAACTCTCTTTCTGCAAAGGCTCTGACATCGGGCTGCCGCCAAAACCACTTCCAACTAGGCTCAGTGTATACAGGAAGTATATCGCTGCTGAGTCGTACCATTCTAAGATTTTCATCTAGTGTCCCTACCCTATCTACCAATTTGTAGCAGGCTTCAATATTTCTTTTCATTAAATCCCAAAGCCGCTGTTCTGCTTCTTGGGGATGTTCACGCAACCACCTAACTGTGGTAGCGCCTGTATTTAAGTCGCGATCCCGGGCGTTGATTTTCATTCCGGAAACTTCGGAGGGATCATTGATCCATTTGCAGGCAAAGCCGATACGTTTAGTCATACTATTAGTATAACATCTTTAGCGCCAGTTGTCAACAACAAATTTATCTCGTACAGCA